GACCTCGGCACCATTGAACTCGAGACGAAGGAGATCATCGCCGAAGTGTGGATTCCCTACGACGTCCTCGAGGACAACATCGAGCGTGGGGGCCTCGAAGACACCATCATGCAGCTCATCGCCAACAGGGCTGCTCTCGACCTGGAGGAGCTGATTCTCCTGGGCAACACCGGGTCCGGCGATGCCTACCTGGCCCTCATGGACGGCGTCCTCGAGCTGACCCCCTACGCGAACATCGTGAACCGCCCGGCGGCCACGGACATCACGAAGGAGCTCTTCAAGTACGCCATCCAGAAGATGCCCACCCGCTTCCTGAGGAACCGCGCCCTCATGAAGTACTTCGTCTCACACCATGTTGAGATGGAGTACAGGGACAGCATCGCAAACCGTGCGACGACCCTCGGCGACGAGAAGGTTTCGGCTTTCACGCCGATGTTCGCGTATGGCGTGCCGGTGCAGCCCGCGGCGCTCATGCCGGACAATAAGATCTGGCTGAGCTACCCGGACAACATCGTGTTCGGCATCCAGCGCGACATCAACATCGAGGCCGACAGAGACATCCGTAGGCGAGTCCTGGTTGTCGTCCTGACCATGCGGTGCGCCCTCGCGNNCCAGGGATTCTCCGATTCCGGCCTGAACGCTCTGACCACGACGACCACCGCCTAAGCGAGGTGGCCCTGACATGGCTCTTGTTACTACTGCCGGCGCGTCTAACGCCAATTCCTATGCATCTGTAGTGGAAGCTGATGCCTACATAGCGGCAGCTACTCACTTTGCTAGCCACACTGAGTGGGCAGCGCTTACAGGTAGTGAAAAGGAATTTCGACTGAAGATGGCCGCCCTCCTTCTGAACCTGCTGCCTTACCGGGGAGCGAAGGCTTGCTTCGAGCAGAGGCTCGCCTTCCCCCGGTGGTGGCGGTTGGACGAGGGCTACCCGACCAGCGAGGACGAGTACTTGACGATGGACGACATTCCATCGACTCTCACCAAGCCCACGGTCCCGCAGGAGGTGAAGGACGCGCAGTGCGAAGTGGCATTCCAGGTCGTGCATAGCGTGATTCTGAAGTCAGAAGTGATGGCTTTCCCAGAAAGAGAGATCAGCGCGTTCACCCTGGGAGGATCGTTGAATATGTCGTTTTTCTCAGGACCGGCTGGCGCGTCGCTCTTTAGCAAGGCAAAATTGGGTACTCAGACGATTATCGCGGCCCTTCTCAGCAAGTGGAGCGGCGGAATGAAGATCGTAGGCGGAGTGGTGTGATGGGATTTTCCCAGATAAAGTCGTCGCTCCGCTCCTTCATGCCCCGTCTTTTTGACGACGACGCTCTTGCCGTGGACATCGTCTGGAGGCGTTTCCTGAAGTCCGAGTTCAATGCGGAGAAGGGATATAACGAGGACGTTTTTGAGGAGACCGATGCCCGGGCAGTAAAGCTCGATGCTTCTCTGGGATTCAGCGGAGGAGCCAGCTTTCCCTCTAATGCGGAAGGATCCGGTCTGGAGTACGGGCTCACGAGGTTTGTCTTCAGGTCCTCCGAGGTGCCGGAAGGCGCCAACATTAGGGATCAGCTCTTGGAAGGGAGCTATACGTATCGCATCAAGAAAATAACCCCAATCCTGGACGTAGTCGTGCAGGTCGATGCCGAAGGAATCGGGGGGTTGAGATAAGGAGGCTCAGGATATGGGCAAGGTACGAATCGGAAGTATCGGAAAAGGTGGCCGGCAGGCCAACACTTTCCTGTTCATGGGTGATGTGCCCGGCTCGAGGCTGACCACCACGACCACTACGACTACTGCTAGCAGTACGTCGACCGTGAGTACGGCCAGTACGATTTCTACCACGTCGACCACTTCGTAGAGGTGAGGCATGACTCAGCTCCGGCTTTCTGTAGAAGGTCTTGATAATCTGGAAGGACAGGTTCCCGACGTCCAGAAGATAAAGGCCGGAGTGCTGAAAGCGGTTGAGTTCCTTCGGTCAGAGGCCCAAAGCAGGACTCCCGTAGACACGGGGGCTCTGAAGGGTTCCTGGTCGGAAGTGGCGATGACCGAAGGCGGGTATTCTTTCAGCAACCCGCTTCCGTATGCGGGAATCATCGAGACTGGAGGATACGCCAGAGAGGGACCGAAGACAGTCATGAGTGGAGGGGCTATCTACTCCAAGCAGGCTGTCGGGGGCATCCTGGGACCCATGATAGAGAATGAGATCATCCTGCAGAAGGTGACCGACATTATCACCAAGGCCATAGTGGAAAAGTAATGTGGGAAAGGGAAACTGCCATAGCGGAGTTCTGGAGAAGAGTTGCTGGCGTGGACGGGGTCGTCTACACGGCAAGGAACCCAAAGACTCCTCCGACGGTAGATAAGCTCCCCGCCATTCAGTTCTTTGAGTTTAGCGACGAGGTCATTGATCGGAAGATGATGGGCGGAAAGCCCCATTACCGTAGAAAGCTTACTCTGATCCTGGAGACCTTCATCAATGCCGAGACCGAGCATTCCAGCACATACGAGCTGGGACTGTTCGTCCAGAAGATCAAAAAGGCCATATTCTCAGACGGAACAAGCCTGGGAAGGGCCTGTTCGGAGATACAGGAAACCGGCGCAAGCAGGGTTCTTCGGCCTCCGGTGGGCGACAATGTAGTAGGGATCGGGTTGATCTTTGATCTGCAGTACATAGAGGATATTTCGAAAATAACATAGGGAGGTTAACACCATGCCTATCGCAAGTTCCCCGAGCACCACTCTTTATACCCTCGGAAAGGGTTTGCTGTATGTTGGCGAGTGGTCCGGAGCTACTCCTCCTTCTACGTTGAATCCCGTCGGGAACTGCCCGAAGTTCGACTGTGAGGTAACCGAGGAGATTCTGGATCACTACAGCTCCATGTCTGGCCTCAGGACGAAGGACAAGAGTGTCACCCTCGAACTGGGGTACAATCTGACGTTCGATCTCGACGAAGTATCCGTGGCGAATCTGGCCATGTTCCTGAAGGCCACCGTCAGCGGAAATCAGCTTCTCGGAAATACTCAGACTGACAAGGAGTATTCCATCAAGTTCGTTTCCGACAATCCGGTGGGCCCTAACGAGACTTGGGTGTTCCATCGATGCAAACTGGCACCCGGCGGCGCCATGTCTCTCATCGGGAACGAGTGGATGACTATGTCCTTCAAGGCTACTGGTCTTGCGGACACGGCGAATCATGCGTCTTCGCCGTATTTCACGGTCACGTTCCATACGACCACGACGACCACGACATCATAAAGACCTTTTGATTTTCTTGATTGACCGCACATGGTGCACTCATGTGCAAGGGAGGAGAAAATGGCTGAGCAGAACGACCTGAAGGTCCTGTTTCCTAAGACTGAGATCAAGACGGATAGGGGGTCATTCATTATGACCCCTATCCCGATTGAGGATTTGCCTGACGTACTCGACAGCTTTGTTCGGATTCTTGCTATCGTCAGCAGTAATGACGACAAGCTTTCTATTGCGGTTCATGCTAGCAAGGACATCATGGCTTTGCTGAGAAAGTGCGTGGACCGCCCCCTGTCTGAGATACCCCATACCTACCTCCCGGACATGATTTCCGCGTTCATCGACATGAATGTTCCCGAAGAACTCATGGGAAAATGGGAAGCCCTGGCCGAAAAGGTAGAGAAGCTGGGAGGCAAGGGTCAGGGCATCAAGGGCAGCGCTTCGACCGAGCGATAGCCTCCTGCGTGGAGTTTCTCATTACACAGGGCCACTCTTTCTCAGAACTGCGGAAGTGCAGCCTTCCGCACCTCATGCTCTGGATGACTCTCGCAGAGGAGAGGACGTCTCGCGAGAAGGCTGCAATAGAGGAGGCGCGCGAGCGAGCGAAAGGTGGCGGATCAGAAAGATATAACATTAAGAATTCTTATCGAGGCAGTCGACAAAACCGGCAAAGCCTTAGAGGGGGTTCGAGAAAGGGCCGGTAAGGTCATGGAGGCCCTGAAAAACGCCTCCGCGCAGACTGTACCTCTTGGGGAAGGACTGAACTCCGTAGGAACGGCCGCAGAGGCCATGGCTGCCGGTATAGAGAAGGCCGGAAAGTCCATAGCCAATGCCGTCGAGAACACCACAAAAGCCACCGCCGAGCAGAAAAAGGCCACCGAGGAGAGTGGTGCAGAGGTAGAGAGCTTCGGTAAGAAGGTGGTCAACTGGATGAATAACTCCGGTTGGTCTATTACCCGTGTAGGAGACCTTCTCGTAGGGCTGGCCGGATCCATTGCTGTCGTGATGGGATCCCTGGCGGCCATGGCTTCCGAGGTGGAGCAGGTCTTTGCCAACCTTCGGGCCCGCGTCCAGATGACGGACGAGGAGTTCGAGCACAGCCAGAAGGTTATCACCGAGTTCAGTATGAACTCGAAGTACCAGATCAAGGACCTGGCTGCAGCCCTTGATACCCTGGTAACGGGAGGGATGGAGCTCTCCCAGGCCTGGACCGAGATGGCGAATGTCATCAATCTGGCCCTGATTTCCGGTACTACCCCCGCCCAGGCGGCCCAGGCGGCCATTCAGACCCTACAGGCCTTCCAGCTTCCGATGTCCCAGTTCTCGGACACCGTGGACAAGCTGGCCTACGCAGCCCTCAATTCAAACCAGTCGCTTACGCAGATTGCAAGCTCCCTTCAGAAGGTGGCTCCCCTTGCAACACAGGCCGGGGTGTCCATGGAGCAGCTCGTGGCCATGTCGAACCTGCTTGGGAAGAGCGGTCACAGCCTCGATGAGCTGAACCTCGTGTTCTCCCGGCTCACCAGACAGACAGGAGAGCAGCTGCGCCTGATGCACTACCTGGGCCTTGAGGCGGCCCGGAGTAATGAAGGCGTCCTGGACTTCTATAAGACCATCGAAATCTTGAAGGAGCAGCAGGTCGATCCGAAGATCATCGCAGACCTGTTTGGACTGTCCTCCAGATCGGGAGGGGCAGCCATCAAGATTATCATGGACAATATCGACGCCCTGAAAACTCTGGAGGGGCAGTACGATAAAACCACCGGAGCGGCTCAGAGGGCTGCCGATATTCAGTCTGCTACCCTGTCCGCGGCCCTCGGGAAGACGATGAACTCCATCGTGGCCCTGGCCGAGACCGTAGGGAAGAACTTCCTGGAACCGGTTACCCGGGCTGTGGATAAGATCACCGAGTGGGTTCAGGCTCTTCAGAGGTGGCTGGACACCATGTCTCCTGTTCAGAAGGAGATCGCTACATTTGCCGGGTCTGTTGTAACTATCGCCGGATCGATAGGGGTAGCCCTCGTGGCCATCGGCCTTTTGATTAAGGCTTTTACGGTACTGGCAGGCCTTGCAAAGACCGCACTTGCGGCAATGAGTGGATTTTTTGTCCTCCAGGGACTCACCCTGATGTTCGAGGGATTATCAACGGCCATCCTTTCTGCAAGAACAGCTCTACTTGCCATCATTACAACGAGTGGAGCTGCAGCAGTCGCTTTCAGTGCTTTTGCTGCCATCATAGGCGGACTCGTACTCATGAAGCTGGTCGAGCTGTGGGATGTGGTTCAGAAGTATCTGGACGCTCTCGATAGGCTGGACAAGCAGACCAAGAGGGCCCAGAGTGCCCAGGAAGCTCTAAGCGCCACACTCGGAGAGTTCAACAAGCAGACCGGGTTGGCGGTAAAGAATGAGCAGGAACTGTACGACGCCATGAAGGACGGAAAGGTGATCAAGGACGAGAACACCGGTCTGTGGAGGCAGACCACGAAGGCTGAGAAGGAGGCAGGAGTCAATGCTCTGACCACGGCGAAGAACTACGCTGCCCTAAACGCCATGATTCGGGAGAACGCTGTAGAGAAGGCAAAGATTGCCGCCATGCCCGAGACAACCGGACGGGTATCCCTGCAGATGGAGCAGGAGCTCCGTGATCTTCGGAAAGCGAACACCGAGTATGATGCCCTGAAACGCAGAGCAGAGGCGGGAGACAAGGAGGCCGAGGTTCTGGCAAGGGAGTGGGAGGTTTCCATCCGGAGGAAGTACAACCTTCAAATTATGGAGATGACCATTACCCAGAAGAGGGGTATCCGTTCTGCTGAGATACAGGAGGACAAGCTCTATAACGATGAGACCCTCGCTCTGTACAAGGACTACTACGACAGGCGGCTGGTGGATATAGAGACCTACCTGAACGTGAAGCGTGCGGTTACTCTGGCCGAGGTGGATGCAGAGATTGCCGAGACCAAGAAGAAAATCAAGGAGGCCGAAGCCACAAAGCCGATGGAGGTTCCTGTCCTGGAACAGCAGCTCGTCACCCTCGTGCAGAAGAGAAGAACGGTTGCCACCCAGACGGACATCGAGAGCCAGCAGCTCCGTGAAAAGGATTTCGACAGGGAGCAGAAGATTCTCATCGACGAATCAAAGCTGCGTCAGAAGGGATACGACGATAGCCTGAAGGACATGAGAAAGGCCTTCGACGAGCAGCTTCGACAGCAGGATCTCCAGGATGAGATAGCCAGGAACAACAAGCAGCTCAGCGCGGAAGAGCGCCGGATCATGGAGGAGAACCAGCTGAAAGCCAGAGACCGGATGATCCGGGACTACTTCTCGAAGGAGGAGAAGGCTTTTCTCGAGCACGAGGCCGAACTCCTGAAGATCCAGGAAGACACCATCAATAAGCAGGACCCGTATGCTGGGGCCATGGACTACCTGGCCCTGAAACAGAAGCAGTATGATGTGGAAACCGAGCTCCTGATCAACCACCTGAAGGAAGTGACCGGACTCGAAGAGGGTGACGAGGCGATCAGGGACGCCCGGAACAAGCGACAGATAGCCAAAGGGGTGAAGTTCACCGAGGAGTATCTGACTGTTCTGTCGAATCAGTTTGCCTTTGCTGGAAAGGTCACCTCCACCCTCGGAGATGCCTTCGGACAACTGTATGAGCTGACCGGGAAGAAACAGAAGCAGTGGTTCTACATTCAGAAGGCCCTGAACGTAGCCACTGCCATCGCAAACGTGGCCACCGGTGTAACGGAAGCCCTGAAGCTGGGTCCGTGGGGCATGGCTCTTGCCGCAGCGATCGCAGCAGCCGGCGCCGTGCAGATTGCTGTAATCATGTCTCAGCAGCCCCCCGCTATGGCAAAGGGCGGACCTATCAAGGGAGGGTCTGGAAGCAAGGATGATGTTCCAATCATGGCAATGGGAGGCGAGTACGTCCTTCAGAAGAGCGCCGTGTCGAAGTATGGAGTCCGGTTTATCGAGGCCCTGAACAGAGGAATGGTCGAGATACCCCAGGAGTGGGCGGCCATCTTCACCGCAAAGATTCCATCCATCTCCATGCCATCCTATGCTTTTGCATCGGGAGGCTCTGTTTCCATCCCCTCAGCAAAGGAACAGCAGAAAGAGCCGATTACGATTATCAATGTGATTGACCCGAGGGAGATGGATTCGTACCTGGCAAGTCCGGCCGGACAGTCGGCTGTCCTGAATATCATGTCGTCCCGAGCGGCGGCGGTGAAGCAGATACTACGATGATCATTCTGGCAGACATCCAGAAATTCTGGACGATTCCCCCTCAGTGGGGGAGCCAGGTAGCTGTGTCTCATCGGTGGATGACTGGAATTCAGCGAGGGGTACTGGGAAACGAGAAGAGGTCTTCTTACTTTTCCACATACCGGCTGAAGGAGAAATTCGAAGTATCCGAGTTCAGCGATGCTGAGGCTTCGTGGATAAAGGGGAATATGTTTTCCTATTCCCATTCCCTGTGGGGAGTTCCTATTTGGCCTGATGTAGCCTATCTGACTGCCGATTCTCTCATAGGGGCCACCACCATTAATTGTGACACCACCTACCGTCACTTCAAGGCTGACGGGTTTGCCCTCCTTCTGGATATGGATGATTTTACCGTGTACGAGGCTCTTCAGATAGACACGGTTGCTGCGTCTTACTTCACCATCACCCAGGCTGTAACGGCCGACTGGCTTACCGGGGCTGTCGTATTCCCGATGTTTCCAGCAAGGCTGACCGATCCCTCTGAGAGGAAGGTATCGGCGGTCTTTGGGTCACTGGACATTGAGGCCACAGAACTCCGTCTGGAAGGATCAGGATAATGCCCACGTTCAAAGACAAGGAGATTCTCCTGATCCGGCCGAACTGGGTATCCGGGATTCGGGCAGAGTACAAGATGCCTACCACCATCCTGTCCGGTATAGGGCTGGACGACCTGGACACGGTGCAGCTGGAGGCTACCTATAAGTTCTCCGCGGAGTACCTTTTCTCAACGAGGGCTGATCTTTGGTCTCTGGTGAATTTCTTTGATGCCCGCCTCGGAAGGACAGAATCCTTCTGGTCTCCCACGTGGACCCGGGATGTGGTCATAACGGATGGATTCCTGGATACTGACGCTACCCTGGTCATTTCAGACATAGACTATCAGCAGACCTGGAGGAACTTCCCGATAACAGGAAGATTCCTGTACATAGAATGGCCCGATCAGAGTTATGTGATCGTATCCATCCAGGAGGATGCAGCAGGGACCCTGACACTCGCCGGACCAATAGGGAAAGCATGCGCCCTGGCAGATGTAGGAGGTCTGTTTGCCTGTTTTCTGTTTCTGGTTCGATTCGAGCAGGACGAGATTGAGATTAAGTACTACACAGATACGGTAGCCTCCTGTGAGATTACCTTTGCCACGGACGGGGTCACCGGCTATATCGACGAGAGCATCACAGTTACCTCCACGTCCACTACGACGTCGACTACCAGCACATCCTTCAGTACAAGCTCAACTACCCACAGCTCCACGACATCAACGAACACGACTGTCAGCTCCACTTCATCCAGCACGGTGACCACTGGTTGCAGCACTACGAGTACCCTTTCTTCCACATCCACTACCACAACGGGAGTCCCGGAGACCTGGTATGTCAGTCCGAGTGGTGATGACTATACAGGAGACGGGTCCAGCTCGAATCCATGGAAGAGAATCTATCGGGCCATGTCTGCAGCCGGAGCAGGGGACACCATCATCTGCAAGAGTGGTGTGTACTCTAATGAATTGGCTGTTCTCAGGAAGATGTCTGTCCGAATCGAAAGCGAGACAGGAAACTTCTTGGACGTAATCGTGGACGGGTGGAGTGGTGAGTACCTGTGGAGACTGGACGGAATAGGGCTGACCATGGACGTCCGAAACATCACGTTCAGGTTCAAGCCCACCGTAGCCACGTATGCTCTCAGTACGGCATACGCAACAACGAGAGACAGCAGAATCAGGGTAATCGGATGTTACTTCGACCAGAGGGTCACCAATTACTCTACGTATGGAGTGTACAGCTACTCCGGTATTGGAAAGATGTACACGGATGTCTATAACTGCACCTTTGTCGGTTTCAAGAATTCCTACGGGTACCGAGGAGTGTATCTGTACGGCCTTACCGGAAGTTCTGCTGTGGTACGAAACAGCATATTCAAGGGGCTGGCGACAGGTCTTCAAAAGAATTCCAGCACGTCTCTTGATGAGACCTATAACGGCTTCTACTGGAATACCACGGACATCAGCGGGGACACCAAGGATGGAACGGACCTGACTACCGATCCCGAGCTGACCGGAGAAGGAAAGCTGGTCACCGGGTCTCCATATATTGATGCTGGAACGTCTACCCCGTACACGGCCGATCCGAATCCGAACATCGGATGCTTCCAGGGTACTCCTTCTGCAACGACAACGAGTTCAACAACGACTACCAGCACCACAAGTACAACCAGTACCTCGACAAGCACATCGTCGAGCAGCTCTACGACAACAAGCTCGTCGTCGAGTACGAGCACAAGCTCCTCTACGACGACAACGGTAGCCCCATGAAAACAGCAAGCAATGAGTATATAGCCAAGGAAGAGGCGGCAACCAGAAAGCCGATAGAGCTTTATCATGTCTGGTCGGAGTACCGAACCTTTCCTTGGACGTGGAAGTATACCTCTCCGAGTCCAGCTCCATTGTATGAGGAGCACTTCTACTACACCAGCGCAGACGTGCCGATCACCTACGATGGCAATGTGTACAGCCCGGCGGCAATAAGCAGAACGTCCATTCAGAATCAGACGCAGTTCGAGCCTTCCAGCGTGAAGGTGACATCGTCTCTGATAGACCCTGTCCTGGATTACATCGCCACGAATCCTGTGGATATCCTGAACATAAGGATACTGCGGATATTCTCCGATCAGTCCCCCTATGAGGCAGGGGTTATCTTCATCGGGGAGATATTCGGATTCTCGTTCCAGGGAAACGCCGCTACCCTGGACTGCAAAGGGTACGAAACAAAGATCAAGAGGCCGATTCCTAAATTCCGGTATCAGCCCCAGTGCAACTACTCCGTGTACGATGTTCGATGCGGGGCAGATCCCACCAGTTACAAGGAGACGGCTACCATAACAGAAGTGGTCAGCCCCCTGTGTGTCAAGGTGGCCCCAACGGGAGCAACATGGGTACAGTCGGTTCGCCTGAACCTGTGTAAAAATGCAGGATTCGGGTATTTTTCAAGGGGCATGATGTTCAAGGGATATGACAGGAGGATGATCGTGGACGAGGAGTCCAGCTCCAGCGCAGCCACTCTGTACTTC